TTATAGTAGATAAAAAAGATGCCTCTTAATAAGCTAGAGAATTTCATAAAGAACGCAGAAGGACGTATACTTTATGTTAATCCAAATGATCTTGATTCAACCGATGGTATTGAAAATCAAGGAAACTCATTAACTAAACCCTTTAAAACGATTCAGAGGGCACTGATAGAAGCCGCTAGATTTTCATATTTAAAAGGTAATGATAATGATTTTGTAGAGAGAACAACTATACTTTTATTTCCTGGTGAACATATTGTAGATAACAGACCAGGTTTTGGTATCAGATCTGAAGCTGGACAAGCAAAGGCAATTAGTCCAAGTGGAGATGCTACAGGAGCAATCAATACATTATCACTTACTCTTGATTCTAATTTTGATTTAACACAAGAAGATAACATACTTTACAAATTTAATAGTGTTAATGGTGGTGTTGTCATACCTAGAGGTACATCAATTGTTGGTCTTGACCTAAGAAAAACAAAAATAAGACCAAAATTTGTTCCCAATCCAACGGATAATGATGTTAAAGAAAGTGCTATCTTTAGAATTACTGGTGCATGTTATTTTTGGCAATTTACAATATTCGATGGAAATGAATTAGAAACTGTATATACTGACCCAATTAATTTTTCAGAGTCTAACAGATCTATCCCAACTTTCTCTCATCATAAACTAACTTGTTTTGAATATGCAGATGGTATCACACAACTATCTCAGTTTAGTGATTTAACTGATTTAGACATTTACTATAGTAAATTATCCAATGCTTATAATAAAGCATCAGCGAATAGAGAAATAACACAAAAATATCCATCAGCACCGAAAGGATTTGCCCCTCAAAGACCTGAATTTGAAATTGTTGGTGCCTTTGCAACTGACCCACTTAACATTACATCTATAGAGTCAGGTGATGGAGCAACTCCTGGACAGGTGGTTACAGTCACCACTGCACTTCCACATAATTTTACAGGTGGCACACCTATAAAAATTAGAGGAGTGAACGTAGCAGATTATAATATTTCTACGAAAGTTTCAACTGTCATTAGCGACAATAAATTTACTTACTTACTTCCATTTGTTAGACCAAATTTACCTGCTGGTGAAGTTGGTGGATTAAGTTCTGCAAATGCACAGGTATTAGTTGAGACTGATACAGTTTCAGGTGCATCTCCTTACATCTTTAACATATCAATGCGTTCTGTGTATGGTATGCAAGGTATGCATGCTGATGGTAAGAAGGCAACTGGATTCAGATCAATGGTCGTGGCACAGTTTACTGCTGTTTCACTACAAAAAGATGATAGGGCATTTGTTAAATATGATAAAACAAATCGTAGATACAGTGGTATCCAGTTCTCAAAACAATCTGGTGAATTATTATCATCTGAGTCAGCATCCACAAATGCAGAAACTGTTTACCATTTAGACCAAGAGGCAAATTATAGAAAAGGATTCCGTACAACACACATTAAAGTAAGTAATGATGCAGTTGTTCAAATCGTATCTGTGTTCGCAATCGGTTTCCATAGTCATTTTAACATGATAAACGGTGCTGATGCATCTATCACAAACTCTAACTCTAACTTTGGTACATTTGCTCTTGCTGCAGAGGGATTTAAAAAAGAAGCATTTGCAAAGGATAATAAGGGTTTCATTACTTCTATCATCAATCCAAGATCTGTTGTAACAACAGAGCAAAAGATTGATTATTTACAAATAGATGTATCAGAAACAACTTCCTCAAGGTTTTATTTTGTTGGACAAACTGATGAAACCGAACCACCATCACATTTTGCACAAGGTTATCGAATAGGTGCAAGAGTAAATGAACTATTATATATCGACAAAGGTGCTGCCACTTACAATGCAACCATTGTTATGTCAAATGGTTCAACAACTGCAGTCACAGATACATCAGAGAAAAAATATAAATCCACACATTCTCCTGCCACAGATACTATTAAATCAGTATTTACCATACAACCAAATCATAGTCTACAAAATGGTGAAACAATTAGACTTATTGCAGATAATGGTAATCTTCCTGAAAACATAGATCCTCATAAGGTATATTTTGCAATAACAGGATCCGCAGTGGGTGGTGTTGATAGTGCATTAGGTGCTAACCAAATACGTGTTGCTTCTTCATTATCAAACGCTCAGAATGGTGTGTTTATAAACACTATTGCAGATGCCTCAGATGAGATAAACATCATAAGTAGAGTTTCTGATAAAAAACCAGGTGACGCTGGACATCCAATTCAATATGATGGTTCTCAGTGGTTCATTCACACATTATCAGGTGCTTCAAATACAATTTTCTTAAATAAGAGTTCATTAGATGATCAAGATATAAGTTATATTAGACGAAGAGAAGATAATCGAGGTTTGGATGATAAAATATATAAACTAAGATATGTCATTCCGAAAGAATTAAAGAACGGTAAAGACCCAAGTGATGGATTTGTAATACAAGATTCAAGTTCAACCAATGTTTCATCAAATACTGATTTCACCAAAGATGAAATCGACAGTAATAATTTTGATTTTGATCGTAATACTAGATTTATATCTGTAGCATCATTTGTTAGCGGACCTCCTGCTAAAGTTACTATAAGAACTGATAAACCTCATAACTTAAATGTTGGTGATCAAGTAATTATTAGAAATATAAAATGCTCTAACAATCAGAATGGATTAGATGGTAAAGGTTTTAATGGAACATTTATTGTTACTGATAGAGAAAATAGTAAAGAATTTAAGTATTCAAATGTAGACGTTGAGGGTGTTGCTCATTCACCAGGAACTTTCATTAATACTACATCAGTTCGTGATAATCAATTACCAAGAATTGATAGGAATGATAACCAAGAAAACTTATTTGTTTATAGAACACAAGTTATCACTCCATATATTGAAAATGTACAAGATGGTATCTATCACTTATTTGTGTTAAATTCAAATAATAAGATGATAGAGACATCGAATGAGTTCTCTGATGATAAATTTAATCAAAATATAGTTAATCTATATCCAGAATATGACCGTGATAACATTGATGATAACCCACCAGAGGCTACATCATTTGCTAAAAACTTCCCGATAGGTGATGTTGTTACAAACGATTTGAAGAAAAGTGTTACTAGAGAGACAACAAATAATTTCTTAAGTGGATTTGATGTAAGCAACACCGTTTCATCTGTATCAGTAAATGGTTCTGGCACAGTTGCAACATTGACATTTGATAAAGAGCATGATTTTCAAGCTCTTAAATTTGCATCTTCATTGTCTGGTGGTTCTGGACACTCTCCCGCATCAGGTCAAAAAACTTACTATAATGTAAAATTACTGAATAATAACCAATCTGCTTCTAATCTCAATTGGGATGGTGCAACAGCAGATGTTACTGTACAGAATGGTGTAGCAATCGCAGCTACTATCACTTCAGGTGGTTCAGGTTATGCAAACGGAGAACAACTTTATTTTGATGGTTCATCTGAAGTAAGTGGTGGTATAGAAGGTGGTCAGAGTGGATATATCGTAACTAGTGATGTAGGTATTACATCTGCGACAGGTAATTATGTTCAGGTTACAGGTATCACTACAGGAACAGATTCATATCATAGAATAAGCAGTATAGATTCTAGGGATACTATTTCTATCCATAAAGACACAAGTGATAGTATCTTGGTTGGTCAACAGGTGATTGATTTAGGTTCTTGGACTTCTGTTAAATCAAAATCATACAATAATTCGACTAAAGAACTTACTTTAGTTACCCATACAGCAACTGGTTTGTTAGTTGGTAACAAATTTAGAGTATTAAATGCCTCTAACCAAAATTTGGGTGATTTTATACTAAAAACACATACAAATTCGGTAAACAATACAACAGGTCAATTAGAGGAAACCCTTATTGTAACTTCAGAAACTGATATTACGAATCCAATTTATGTTTTAAAGCATGGATTATCCTCTCACGATGCTGCATCAGGTGTTGGTGAAGAAAATATTGCTATTAGAGGATTATCAATTTATGATCATGAATATTTGATAGCAAATGAAGCGATTGATACAACTGAGTCTCTCATAAATGTTCTCCTACCAAATGGTAGTAGCACAGCAGCTAATATTTTAAATCGTTTCCCTCTTGGTTCTTACCTTCAGGTAAATGGTGAGATAATGCGAGTATCTAAGAATCAATTAGGTAATAATAATTCGATTCAAGTTATTCGTGGTGTGTTAGGAAGTAGAATCGCAGCACATTCTAAATTCTCTCATCTTGTAAAAATAAAACCTTTACCAATAGAATTACGAAGACCATCTATACTAAGGGCATCTGGTCATACTTTTGAATATGTTGGATATGGTCCAGGTAACTATTCAACTGCATTACCACAACTTCAAAATAGAACTCTTACTGAGAGAGAAGAATTTTTATCACAAGCACAAGAAACATCATGTGGTAACGTTGTATACACTGGTATGAATGACAAAGGTGATTTCTACATTGGAAACACAAAGATTGCATCTGCTAGTGGACAGCAAACTACATTCGATATTCCCATTCCAACAATCACTGGAGAAGATCCAAATCGTTTAAGTGCTGTATTTGATGAAATTATTGTAAAAGAGAGATTGCTTGTTGAGGGTGGATCATCTAAAAACATCTTATCTCAATTTGATGGACCTGTAACATTTAATGGTGCAGTTAGAAACAATAGCACATTAGCTCAGCAAGGTATTCTTAATATTAATAATGAAACACAATCAACAACAACAAATAGTGGTTCTTTAATTATAAAGGGTGGAGTTGGTATTGCTAAAGATGTTTTTGTTGGTGGTAACATTGATGCTGCAACATTTTCTGGTGACGGTGCTAATTTAACAAACACAGGTGCAACATTAAGCACTGGTACAACTGGTACTGAGAGAGTTGTGCTTACCGATATTACATCTGGCACAATGGTTACTGGTAAAACAGATTCAGATTTAACATTTGATTTTGCTACCAATACACTTAACTGCACTAATTTCAATGGTAATTTAACAGGTGGTGTTTCTGGTAATGCTGACACAGCAACAACTGCATCTAATGTTGTTGGTGCTGCTAATAGAGTGTTATTCAACAATGGAGTTGATACAACAACAACATCTGATAACCTCACATTTGACGGTACAACACTATCAGGTACAAATTTAGGAATTCAATTAAAAGATGGAAAGAAACTTACTTTAGGTGATAGCAATGATGGAGAGTTGGTTCACGATAGTTTAAATACTATTCTTAGAGATACTTCATCTGGAACTGGAAGTCTATACTTACAAAGTGATGACAATGTTTATATCACTAAGACAGATGGTTCAACTGTCTTGGCATCTTTCGCTGGATCTGGTGCTTCAAAATTAGCATGGAGAGGTGCTACTGGTGGTGGTATAAAACTTGAAACTACTGCGACTGGAGTAATAGTTACTGGTCAATTAGTTGCAACTGATGACATAATAGCGTTCCAAACATCTGACGTAACATTAAAGGAAAACATATCACCAATACAAAATGCTCTTGATATGATTAATAGCATTAGTGGTAATACCTTTACTTGGAATGTGGGAATGAGAAACTTAGCACCATTTGAAAATGGTACTAAAGATACAGGTATCCTTGCTCAAGAGGTAGAAGCACTTGGATTACCAGGTTTAACTACAACAAGAGAAGATGGTGTTAAGGCAGTTCGTTATGATAGGTTAATTCCTGTATTGATTGAGGCTGTTAAGGAGTTAACTGCCAAAGTTCATACTCTTGAAAACAAATAAATAACTAAAAAAATACTGATGGCGAATATTAAGAAGAGTTTCAATTTTAGGAATGGTGTTCAGGTTGATGAAGACAACCTGTTAGTGAGTCCTACTGGATTAGTTGCTATAGGTAAAACAGTTCCTACAGAAGCACTTGATGTCATTGGTAATGTCGTCATATCTGGTGTTACAAGTTCAGTTTTTACTCAAACAGGTGTTTTAACTGTAACCACACTCAATCCGACAGAAATAATTGGCACTGGAGTAAGTATAAAGAGTGGAATTATAACTGCAGAAGGAAGTGGTATAGTAACATATTTTGGTGATGCTAGATTCTTACAAGGTATGCCTACTTCTCAATGGGTTGACACTGATGTTGGATTAGGGGTAAGTAGCATTTATAATACAGGTGGAACAGTAGGTATAGCTACAACCAATCCTAGACAAACTTTCCAAGTCGGTGGTGATCCTGCTGAAGGTGAAATAGGAGTAGGAATTAATTCAGTAGGTAATATAAACGCTTCAGGTATAATTACAGCATCCTCATTTGTTGGGTCAATTACAGGTGGAGTCACAGGAAATTCTGATACAGCAACTTTAGCAGCTGCTGCTACAAAATTAGACACTGCTAGAAATATTGGTGGAGTTTCATTTGATGGAACAGCGGATATAAATCTTCCAGGCGTAAATCAAGCGGGTAATCAAGATACTTCAGGGACAGCATCTAATTTATCAGGAACACCTAGTATAGTTGTTACTAATATTGATTGTGATGGTGACTTAGATGTAGATGGTCATACAAACTTTGACAATGTAAGTGTCGCTGGTGTTACAACTTTTTCAAACACTATCGAAGGTATATCTGGACAAAATAAAATACCATCCTTATACCCAGATCAATCTGACTTACCAAATCCAGTCACTTATCATGGATTATTTGCTCATGTTCATGCAACAGGAAAGGGATATTTTTCTCATGCTGGTGGTTGGTATGAATTAGTTAATAAAGATGCATCAGGAACGGTTGGAACTGGAACTGAAACATATAATGTAGGTGCATTAAGAGCAACTGGAATTGGAGTTGGTACTGAAACTCCAGCAAATGATATTCAACTTAGTAAAGCAGGTGATGTTGAGTTTCAGATAACAAGTGAAACTGGAACAGCAGGTCTTACTTTAGGAAGAGAAACAGGAACTAATAACACTAACAATGCAGAAATAAGATATGGTCAAGATACTGGTGCCACATTTAGCTCAGCACAATCTTTTGATTTATTAAATTATGGAACTGAAAATTTCAATCACCATTTAAGTGCTGCGAGTGCTAGTTCAGTGAATGGTAATTTCAACTGGATTAAAGGTTTGAGTAATCAAATGATGACTCTTACTGGTATTGGAGGTTCTTTAGGTCTTGGGATAGCATCGCCAGAAGAAAAACTTCATGTATTGGGTTCAGCAAAAGTTTCAGGTAATTTAGAACTAGGTGGTGATTTAACTGCAGGTACAATTGTCTCTAATATAACTGGTAATGTTCAAGGTAATGTCACTGGAAGTATAACAGATACAACTGGTACATCATCTTTTTACAATGTAGTTTTTGAAACAGACAACTTCCATCAATTTGGACAATTACAAGTACAACAACTTGGAATCGGAGTTACAATGGGTGGTAATAAATTTGCTGCTGGTTCCCTAGTTAAAGAAAGATTTTTCATTGGTCCAAATGGAAATGTTGGTATTAAGACTGATAATAATAAAGGAAACGCTCTTTATATTGATGGTAGCGTTGCAATTACAACTTCTCTAGTAGTTGGTCAAAATAATGCAACAGCTGCTATTGATTTTTCAGGAGCAGGACAAGGATTTACTGGTACATTTGCAAATAGAATGTACATGAGACCCCCAACTGTTGACAACACACAGAAAAATCAATTAGTAGGAATGGTTGGTGGTGCCTTCATTTATAACAGTTCAGTAAATAAATTAGAGTTTTATAATGGTAGTTCTTGGACACCATTAGAAGCAAATACTGGTGGAGGAGAAGCTAATCAGAACGCATTTTCTAATATTTCAGTTAGCGGACAATCTGTTGTTTCAGCAGATTCAACTACTGATACTGTAACATTTGTTGCAGGGTCAAACATGACGATTACAACAAATGCAAGTGGAGATGAGGTAACATTTGCATCATCTGGTGGTGGAGGAGGAGGTGGTAGTAGTCTAGAATCAAGGACAACCACTTCTGCCAGCACATCAAGTATTGCACAGGGTTCATATGATGACATAACAATCACTACATCTGGTAAAGGATTCGCACTATTAAAAGTAGCTATTGATGCTCCTGCTTGGGTAGTGTTGTATACTGATGCAACTTCAAGAACTAATGATGCTGCGGGTACGGTAGGTGGTAGGTCTGAAGGAACTGATCCTACACCAGGTTCAGGAGTTTTGACAGAGGTAAGCACAACTAACACAGGTTCTACTACATTTAAAATGACACCTGGATTAATAGGATGGAATGACGATGGTACACCTGCTGCACAAGTATATGCTAGAGTTTATAATAAGAGACCATCAACAGGAAGTAATACTATAAATGTAACACTAACCTCAATTAAATTAGAGGCATAATGGCAAAACTAATCGTTGAAGTAAAAATCAAAGATGGTGTCGATGAATCATCTTTTATAAGCGAATTTGATAATATTGATGAAGTATCAGTAAAAAATACTATTCCTGATATACCAACTCTTTTAGTAATGAACATTGAAGAGTCATATCTTAGTACATTTCAATCACATCCGTCAGTGGTGCATGCGGAGCATTTGCCACCTGCTTTCCCTGCTATTACATATCCAAATCTACCATCCAAATTTACAATATCAAATAAAACCGTAGGAGATTATCCAGGTACAAATTATAATGGCACTAATTATATTCCATATCAGTTCTACTTGGATACTGATATTATGCAAAAACCAAATGGAGGTGTAGGAGCTGCGTTCCCTGCATATTCTAGAACAAAATATGATTCTGTGAATGAATACGATAATCAATCATATTCCTCTATTTTTACAGGAAAGCACGTAGATATCATAACAATAGAGGCACCTGACAATTTCACCAGTAATGCAGGAGTCCAAGATTCTCATCCTGATTTTGATGACCCTGATAATACAGGATATACGAGGTGTGTTCCAACAAATTGGTATGGGTGTGAAGGATCACGCAATAATCAAGTTACATCTAATTCCATGTTAAGTGATCATGCTATGGGTGTGTTAAGTGCTGCTGGAGGAGTTAATTGTGGTTTTGCAAAGAAATCAAAACTTTACGCTACATATCTTGGAACTGATGGAGATTCATTGACAGAAATATGTCAGGCAATCGTATATTTTCATAATAATAAAAGTAATAATCCAACTACAGGACTTAAGGATCCAACGATTGTCATAGGTGAGTTTCAATATTTGTTAGATACAGATACTGCTATAAAGGTAGATGACATAACGTCTGTTGTTGATCCAACTATCGGAACTTCTAATAGACCTGCAGGGGGATGGGGTAGCGATTTAACACCTTTTACTGATCGAAATATTTTTCCTTTTCGTGTTCAAGACCCCACTAATAATACTTACTACTGGATGATAACATTTCCAATACAATTTCAATCTTCTTCTGTCAAATCTGCTTTAGAATCTCTCTATGATAATGGAATAGTTTTTATAAATGCAGCTGGTAACAATGGAGGAACATTTGTTAAAGAAAATGACCCAAGATGGAGTGGAACATATTGCACAACCAGTGGGACAGTAGACCAATATAACATGGTCAACGAATCAGGACCTGTTGATTCTGTTAGCAAAGGGACAACTTCTACTAATACTTGGTATCCATTTAGAGCATATGGACCTCATGCACTAGTTAAATCTATTGATGTTGCTGCTGGACAGAATAGTGAAACTTATCCAATGTTAGATGATTATACAAATAGAGGACCTGGTATTGATGTTGTGGGATTAGGAGCAGAAACGTTCACAGCCTATCCATCATCTACAATGTCAGATGGTAATAAATGGGGTGATTTTTCTGGAACAAGTTGTGCGACTCCTACAGTTGTGGGTAAAGCTGCTTGTTTAATGGAAAAATATTACGTCTTAAATGGTGCTTGGCCAACACCTAGTCAGGTTAAGAATATATTAGTTACAGAATCGAGAAATGGTAAAAAGAGATTAATAGACCCTGCATCCACCACTTGGTCAAATGTTCCAAATGCTTCATCAAGTAGTATAACAATAGATGAACAAAGAAGTGGTTTCTTCTCTGGATCACTTCTTAGAATAACGAAAAACCCTTCACTAAATGGTGGTGTTAAATTTGCTGAACTTGCTGGTACTCCGATGTATAGAGTGTATTTTAACACTGAAGTTCATACAAAGGAACAAGCAAAGGGGCAAAGACCAACATCGGGAGTTATGTTTCCTAGACCAAGAAATGTGAGTAACATAGAATAAATAATATTATGATTAAATTTAATTATCAATGTCATGACTATTAAATCATCAGGTAATCCATTATCATTTTCAGAAATTGAAGCAGAATTTGGCGATGATGGTGTTCGTCGATTAGGTAAGTATCGAACCACCGACCCAGCTTTTGGAAATAAAACTATGGGTCAATTATCAAATTTACCACTAGATACTGGTATTCCTACGTCTGGTGCTATAAAATTTAGTGATTTTTATGGTAAAAAGTTAAATATCGTTGTTGATTATTATGATGATACAGGAAGTAGTGGTGGAAAGGAATCTAATATATTAAATCGAGAAGATGATGGTGCTCCAACAATGGCAGCGACTTGGAGATATATTAATAAAAGTGGTAGAGTGAAAGTTGTTGGTAATTTCAGAGATAAACCTACTGTTACTTTAAATTCAGGACAATCAGGCACATATAATATTAATAATGCAACCTCAGACATAGGATGGCAAGGCGGTAAAAAAGTTTTTATTCATGTAAATAAAAAAGTAGGGGGATCAATAGCGTCAGCTCAAAGTCACAGAAAACGAGTTGCTTTAAGAACAGGTGTGTGGCCAGGTGGCACAGATTTGCAAATTGACATTGGTTCATCAGGAAGAGTACAAGGTGGAGGTGGTAATGGAAGAAAAGGAAAAGCGAATAGTGGAACTCCAGCTAAAGCTTTGCCAGGTACAAGTGGATTGGGTGTAGAATATCCTGCACAAATCAATAATAATGGTATAATAAGATGTGGTTATGGTGGTGGAGGTGGTGGTGCAGGTTCAAACTCTGACCCTAATAAAAGTTCAACTGACTATGGAAGATCAGGTGGTGGCGGTGGCGGTGGTGCTGGCATCCCTGCTGGTGTAGGAGGTGCACAAAATTGTAACGGATACACAGGTAGTGGTGCTGCAGGTGTTTGTGGTGGAGCTGGTGGAGCTGGAAGTCACGATAATGGTGGCGGTGGCGGTGGCGGTGCTGACCACGGTGCTGGTAGCGGTGGCGGTGGTAACGGTGGTGACGGTGGTGATCAAGCAGCACTATCTCAAAACGGAGACGCTGGTAATCCAAATGCAGGGGCAGGAGGACAAAGAGGAGAGAGAGGATATGGTATGATATTTTCTAGTAATTCAGTGCGAAATGCTTGCACAGGCACTAAAGATGTTTCAAATAATCAAGGTAATCATGCTATAGGAGGCATATTATAAATTAATGATTGTTATTATGGATGATGTGGTAGGTAATACTACATTTCAGTCTGATTGTATTGATGTTTTACAACAGAATAAAAAGGATACAATTGAATCAAATTTAAAGGAGAAGTGGTTTTCACTTGATGAAGAACATCTTTTTCAAGATTTTTGTATTCAGATGATAAATGTTGCTGGAAATTTTTTCGATTTAAATTCTTGTATTGGTTATGAGTTTTGGACTCATAATAATACTAGACCCAGAGGGTGGCATATTGATCAGGACGAGAAGTTAGTCAGCACTACAGGACAAACTAGATTTCCGCTGTGTTCTGTGGTATACTATGTAAAGGTGAAAGATTTAAAAGGTGGTAAACTACATATTGAAGATGACATAATTACACCTAAATCAAATCGTATGGTCACATTTTCACCTAAACTAAATCATTGTGCAGAACCTTTTATGGGTGATAGAATAACTTTATGTGTAAATCCTTGGAGTGTTAAATTATGAATGATTTTATATCTGTTATTGATGACTTTATGTCACCTGATGATTGTGCTGAATATGTCAATCTCATCGAACATTACATAAGTAACGGTTATATTGTTAAAGAAAATGAATCTCTTCACGAGAGAGATCATTTAACTATGAATTTTAATAATGATAATTATTACAATATATTATCAGGAGATAATTTATCAATAAAATTTCTTCCATCGTTGAGTAATCCAGTCAATGAATATCTTAAATTTTATAGTGTTCTTGGAAAAGAAAGATTACTTATGTACGATACAAAGGTAAAGAAAATTCCGATAGGTGGTGGGTTTCATGATTGGCATTATGAAAATGCGGGTCTTCAAGTATCAGCTAGAAAATTAGTTGTTCAACTATATCTCAATACAATAGACGAAGGTGGTGAGACAGAATTTTTATATTTAAATAAAAGAATTAAAGCAAAGCAAGGCAGACTAATTATATTCCCTGCTGCTTTTACCCATACACATAGGGGTAATCCTCCAATAGGTCAAGATAAGTATATTGTATCTACTTGGGGAGTTTCACAAGACATCTTAAATGTATGAAAGTTATTATTAAAATTGATAAGTATTTACCAGATACTAATTCTATTAGTGTAAGAATAACTAAACTAAATTCTGACAAACCTATAGATGAAATACCACCAAAGATGTTTGATTGTAGTGGATTAAGTATGGATGATGCTGAATCATTCATTGAAAGTTTAGCAATCAAATTATTTCATCGAATTGAAAAGCAAGAATCTTCAATACCAATACTAGATGAGAATCAACCTGTAGATATTACAGGTGATTTAGATTTTAATAAGTTAATAGGAAAAGTACTGCAAACTAGAATTACAAATGGTGTTAAAACAATTAAGATGAGGAGAGTAGAATTATAATGAGGTATTTTAAAAAGTGTGAGGATTTTGCTATATGTGGTTCGATAGGACTTGGTGGTGAGATGTCTGCAGAGACATCTGATATTAATAAAACTCTATTTCAGATAGGTGTTAGAGGTGGTGGAAGAGTTGCAGAAGTATTTGACTCAAACTATATTGACCTAGTTGAAAGAGAGATAGTAGATGTTAGTAATTTGATGGGTAAGAATAGAATTTATCTATCAGCTAAAGATTATGAAGTGTATGGATTCAACCCATTAGACCCAAATGATAAGTGGACATTCAAACAAATCTATAATTCATTTAGAGGTGACGAACAAAGTTGGTTGATTAATTTTGATGGTAAACCAGTAATTAATAACAAATCACTCAAACGCATGGATTATGCAAAACTTGCAGATAAATGGTATGATGTAGAAATTAATGGTGCAATCGTTGGTGTATTTACAAAAGTATGAAACCCAAACTTATATTATGTCCTGGAATGCCAAGGTCTGGAACCACCACTCTTTGGAGTCTACTAGATCTTAATAATCTTATTAATAATATTGAGTTCAAAGAAACTCATTATTTAAAAATATTATGTGATATGAGAGATGGTAATACTGATAATATTTACCCTCAATATGTAAAAGATTCATGGTTAAATTCTTTAATTGATGAAAATAAAAATTTTTTGAATTTTAATTTACCATATAATTTTGAGGATTATAAGAGTTATCTCTATAATAATCTTAAAGATAAAAGTCAGTCAGTCGCTGATTTTAGTCAGACAATAAGTATATTACCAGAATATTTTTTAAAAGAAATACACAATAATTTGTATAATGATTTTGATATAAAAATCATACTTTTATTTCGTGACCCAATAAAAAGATTATTTTCACATTGTGTTCATTTACATAGAAATGGTTGGTATAAAACTGATGATGGATGGAGTAACAAAATGAAGTCACCAAGAGAATTATTTTTAGATTGTATAAATCTTCCACAGTTCCAAAATTTATATGCAGATGTCAAGGATAGGTTCGAGAAAGTTTTTAGTAATCTTATATTTTTAACAACTGAAAACTTTTTTACAAATCAAAGTGAGCATGATAGGTTATCTAATTTTTTAGGTGTATCTAAAATAATTATGAGTGACATCTATGAAAATAAAACAGAATATGAATATCATATAACTGCTGAAGATATTGAACTAGCGAGAACAAAGTTACTACCTTCAATTGAGATACATAAACAATTATGATTACAAAGACTTTTTATAGTAGTGGCATTTTTAATATGAATAATGAATATTCTGAATTAAAATCCACCTTCACTTTAGTTAAACAATTTAATTGTTCTACAAAAGATGACCTTGACTTGATGATTGATAAATTGGAGCGATTAAAAAATGAAAATTTTAATCGAGTTCATATACCTGATTTTGAATTTAATGTTGATGGAAATAACATAACATATAATACAACTTTTATAAAAGGATGGGGCATTGGAACTTTGATACCTAAATTTGCAAAAATAATAAGTGAGGACATAGTTTGGAGAGATTCGGATTGGACTTTTGATGACTATGGAATGTCTAACTTCATTGTCGAATATAAAACTGATAAAATATATGCTGTCGATTTTCAATCTTATAATTATATTCCTGATCGAAACTATCGAGAAACAAGATGGAATAAATCTAGAAACTTTCAATCTAAGATATTCAAAGATATGTTCAATGGAGAATGGACTAATCCAGCTTGTCATCCTATGAGGTAATTATGAAACAAATTTTTAATATTTTTCCCACAACAATATATGTGGATGAGGTTGAAAATCACAACACATTTAAAGAACGATTTTTAAAATTATATGACAAATTTGATTATGAAGAGAATGATTTATCTACTACTGTAAGTGAAGGTCAGGTCAACCCTCTTATTCATCTAGAACCATCAATGGATGATATGTTCAAAGAGATTATCAGACATGTAAAATCTTATGTTTTAGATACCTTGAAATTCAAGGATATGTTTAATTATAGTATTACAAAGACTTGGATTTCTAGGACAAGAGATAGCAAAGAAATCCCTTGGCACATTCATTCGACAAGTCATATTTCATTCGTTTATTATTTAAACATACCACCTTACTCACATACCACAAGATTTTTAAATATTGAGAATTATAATAGTCTATTTCTTGGTGCTAATTCACATAATAATAATGATGACAAGAATATGATTGCTGAGTTCAATGCTCTTAATTGTAAAACATTTTTCATTCATCCACAGGAGGGTTATGTTGCAATATTTCCTAGCAGAGTTTCTCATGGAACTGAGTGTATTAAGAAAGATTTTCAAGGTGAGAGATTATCAATCGTTGGTGACGTAAATTTAATTTTAAAGGAAGAACATCTTTTACACTCTATGGGATTAATTGATGAGAAATATTGGAAGAAGTATGAGTAAGACAATCAAGGAACTGTCACAATCTTCCCCTATGGAGTAATACCTGTGCTATAATAAGTACATCGAAAGGAAATTATGCAACTCAGACCCCATCAAACAGAAGCACTACAAGCAATGGCAGACAATGACTTAGGACAGGTTATTGTTCCTACTGGTGGTGGTAAGACAATGTGTATGATACACGATGTAATTCGTGAGATTACAGATCGTGACTATGAGCAAACAATCGTTGTAGTTGCTCCTCGCATACTTCTTGCAGAGCAATTATGTAGAGAGTTCATTGAAATACTTGATATTAACTTTAGTACTTCTATTTCTTATATGCACGTTCATAGTGGTAAAGTTGATGGTATGTACAATACCACTAAACCATTTGAGATACAGGAGTTTGTTGAGAGTTGTACTGGTCACAAGATGATGTTCACAACATATCATTCACTTCATAGGATAGAGGAGAGTGGTGTTGACGTTGATACTATCTACTTTGATGAAGCACACAACTCAGTTCAGAAAAACTTTTTCCCTGCTACTGAATACTTCTCAAACAATGCTCAACGTTGCTACTTCTTTACTGCGACACCAAAGCATAGTCGTACCAGAGAGAAAGCAGGTATGAATCACACTAGGACTTATGGTAATGTGATATGCCAAGTACCTGCACCAACACTTGTCAGGGCGGGTCATATACTACCACCAAAGGTTGAAGTATATAAGTCAAGAATACTCAAGAAAGATGAGTTGGTTGCTGACAGAGATTGTGAGCAAATGATAAATGCGATTGACAATATTCGTAAGGACAAAGTATTGATATGTGCCAAGTCAACCAAGCAGATTGTAAGTCTTATATCAAGGACAGACTTTGTAAGTGAACTTGCACACAGAGGATACAGTTGGATGATGATTACATCCAAGACAGGTGCTATGATTGATGGAGAGAAAGTGACAAGAGAAGAATTTTTTGATACACTTAATAAGTGGGGTAGAGACTACAGTAAAAG